CTAGCAGGCAAATTTATCCAACTATTATTAGAATAAGTTAAAACATTTCCTGTGCCAGGATTTGTTATATTAGTATCTGCTAAGCTTTCCAACGTTATATTATTTGTTCCCGATATTTCAAGGTCTTGGCATTTGATATTTAAATTATTATCGTCGGATAATCTTCGAATACTCATTATATATATATTTAATAAATATAATAAATATTTTTTAATCAAAATATCATTTTAAAGAGAACAAACATTAATCATAACGTCATCCAAAATAAAAGTTTCTGCACCAGTACCCGCCGAGAGATATGACCTTAAAATAACCTTATCGTCGGGCGTGTTTAGATCGGTCATTGTACTAATAGTTGCCTGTTTAGCGGAAGCTTCGACGCCCACTTTAGCCCGTGCTCCTCTGATATCGGTATAACTCGCACCACCATCTGTTGATTTAGATAGAACAAATACAGCAGTAAAAGGTGTAGTAGTAGAGCAACTAAAAGTAAAATCAAATTTACAACGTCCTTTAGGGGTTTGTTCTCCTGAAAGCTCTACAACGCCCGCAGGGGTAACAATAATTTCATCAGAAATATCATTTTCAAGAGTTAGAAGAACGGGTGAGCCAAAAGTCGGACCGCCAATAGGCTGAGCCGGTTCTTGAAGCTGATCGGCGTTACAATAACCTTTAGCGATTGATTCAGTACTGTCGACAGTAATTGATTTACAACGAATATCAAGCGTACCGTTTAAATTTTCCAAATTCCTAATAGACATATTTATATATTATATATATATATTTTTTTTATAGATATAATATTTTATTTAATATTTCAGATTCCGTTTAGGTAGCTTAGCTCCACCAGTCATACCATATCCATATGATCTAGCAGTTTGAGATCCACGCCTAGCGAGTTCAAGAGCGGCTTGCCCGCGTCGTTGAACACTAGAAGGAGCAAATTTTGAGAGGGCGTCAGCCATTTGACCAGATTCAAGAGCCTGTCTAGCTCTAGGAGCAACAAACGAAACCGCTTTTCTTGCCATCCATTTAAGCCTGTCCCACAGACCGGCGCCCATAACGGACTTGTTACGCTCCATAGTAAGCATAGAAGAACTAGCTAAAGCGTAATCTTCTTCTGAGACCATCCCGACCGACACAGATACGCCTGAAAATTCATCAATTTGAACAACACCTTCATTAACGACTACGAGATTACATTGAGGAGTTACGGACTCATCGTGAGGATTTCTAAAATCAATTTGAACTTGAATATTAGAACGAACGGAAGAGCCTGGAGCTATACCGTTCCTAAGGGGAATATCTTTTCCGAATTTCAAGCATAGAACCGATCCCGATCCGTATCCGTCTTTACACTGCCAGTCCCTGTACGTGTGTGCGAAGTTGTTATCCTCTGAGATGTTATAGAGTTGCCATTCGGTAGCAGAGCTAAGAATGCCACTTTTACCATCCATCGTAATAGTAATACCTTCGATTTCAAAGAACGTATCAGTAGTATTAATCGTTTTATCGTTAATTCTACGGTCAATCCAAACAAACAAACTATTGGGCACGACGTTTAACTCTACGTTATTACATATCACACTCGATCTACCGCCAGCGGGCACTTCGGGCATACTCGTGATATAATCGAGTGTTTGGAAGTACGGGAGCAGAAGCTTAGAAGGATACATAGCCCTAAGCTCAGATCGAGGCGTATAGAATCCAACATTAACAGAGGCTGACAAGCAATTAACCTCGATATTAGTAATATCAAGAGCCGGCGACGCCGAGAAAAGGCGAGACGCTAACTGAGAATCCCAGTTCTGCTGAATATTAATTTGATTAACATGAAGGAAACCAGAAAAAGTTTGATTACGACCATAACAAAGGGGCGAGCATTTAAGCGGTCCCGTCATGGAAACAATAACGGAAGCAGTAGTTGGCGTATTACTCACGATTTCAACAGGGAACGACGCCCTAGAGTCATAAGCCGGATTATCGTAATAAGGAGAAAACGGTGAAATATTAGTTAAATCGGTCAACGTATATTCTGACGAGTTATCACCCTGAGTCGGTTGACCTGATTGATCAGACCTTTGTAGATCTTCCATAGTTTCAAAATGCGGTAGAATTGCCGAGGCATATCTATTTACATTTTCGGAAAAATTCATATTCTGAATTTGAATATTCGTCGATTTCGACATATTATCAAGAGCAAAAGCACGGAACGCACAGTAGGTAAGATTTCCATTAGAATCTGTTGGTAAAAGGTTAGGTCCAACGGTGGCATTTCCTTCAAAATCAAGTCGCCAACGAACAGTTTGATAGATCCTATTAGATACAACGACCTGCGTAGGCACGTTAACAACTGTGTTATACGAACTATTGCTAAAGGACGAGCTATTATACTCTTGATAAAGAATATCTATAGCAGATTTTAGCACCCCATACGATCTAGGGTTCGTAACCATCAAAGTCTTATTATGGACATCCACGTAATTCATTTTATATATATATCTTATAGATAATTTTTTTTTTATATTTCAATACCTTGTTTTTCCGAAAATAATTTTTTATGTACGAACATAAATTTTAAAGTTATTAAAGATTTTGTTGAAAAGTTAAGCGGTATCAAAGCTCCCCGGTTTGTTCTCCAATATACAAATATATCTATACGGGTTAAGGGCGTGTCGCCCTCTAGTTCTATATGTCTGTATAAATTAGGCGTATAAACTAGCACGTTTCGGGTACTATTACTAGAATCTACAGAACTAACAGCGCTAAAATCAGTTAACTGTTTCTGAAAAGTATTTATAATACTTCTTTGGGCGTTATCTTCAAACGGTATATAAGGGCTCGTATATTGCACGCTCGTCGGCACTTGAGATGTGCTAAATAATAGCTCGGCGTTCTCGCATATATTCGTGGTAACGTCCCATTCACACCGCATCGTTATAACGTTATCTGCGTATTTAGCTATAACCCCTTTATTATACGGATCATAATATTTTATATCCGTTGAATTATCATAAACGTTATATCCGTTATTTTCAAATCTTAATAGAAAATCTTTAAGATTCTGACTCGGTGTTATAGCGTATGCGTTATCTAAATGATCAGCTTGAACATTAAAGAACATGTCATAAAGGTAATTATTAAAATATACGTTAATTTGTGCGTTATCTGTACCGTCATAATTTTTATTTCTGAATCCGTCACCGTCAACTACAATATCAAAAGATACATCATTCCTATCAAACACCATAAAAGGGGCATATGTTGTAGGTAAAGCAACTTGAGCCGCTAAACCGTCAAAACACGCTTTAAAGCATGTATTGACCATATCTACTAAATGTTGATAAGTATAAACAAAGAAATATTCCGACGTGTTATACTCGTTAATATCTCGTTCTACGTCTGGAACACGTGCGGATTTATCCTCGGGCGTATATTGAATAGAGGATTTAAACTCAAATCCGCCATATTCCATCGTAATAATAAACGGTGTATCGGTTAAATTATTATCTGGTGTTCCTGGAAACTGGATAGAATTTGAAACATTCATAACAAAAAGGGGCATTGTGGAGGTATCAACCGTAAAACGTGCTATCGTTAAATAGTACTCTTCGGGATTACGCAATATTGCGGATTGTCGCTGGTCTTCAAATATTGCAAAAGAATTGCCCGGGTTTGTTGTTGTTGGTGCTTTACCCGTTAAAAAATTAGACATAAACCGAGCATCATAATATATAATGCTACTATCTACATTTCTCATTTTTCTATTTATCGAAGTTCCGAACATATTATTATTTATACAATAATAATATATTTTAAATTACAAATATTTATTGGTAATCTTTATAATTAGATCATCAATATTAATATCTTGTTCGTATGCTTTCTTAAACGGTTCAACAAATTCATATAGTGATTTATTACGCTGTCTAAGCCTATAACCACACCAACGCCCGCACGTGTTCGCTTTATCGTCTTGTACGATATATTCATTATAATTTAGTTCTGCGTTAGTTTTAGACAACAAGTAGCTTAAATGCCTCTGTGCCTGTCCGAAACGTTCCCTTAAATCTTGCGGGATAGTGTCTGAACTGAAATCATCAGGGATATATCCGAATGAATTGAAATAATTAATACCGTCTTTATTTTTAAATAATACCGCCCAATGTCCGGACGAATTACCATCGGTAAAATCGAACTCGTATAATAATAATATCGCCTTGAATCTGTTATTTAATACTTGGTCAATAGAATCATATCTTAGTAAATCGCTATATTTAAATAACTGTACAGCAAACCCCGCTACTTTTTGTACCTGTTGAGTGCTTAAGGGTATGTCTGAGTACTTGCTCATATATTAATGCCTTAGATAACAATTTAAAAATAGATATTGTTTTTAGATAAATATAAACTATACATGGTTATTCACTTATATGAGCTCTGTATAGCCTATCCATGTATAGTATTTAAACTATACATGTATAGTTTAAATTGTATATATAATCACTTTTTTATTAAAAATGTATAGTGTATAGTTTATTTGAACTTTTTGTAGAATTTATCAAAATAATTTTTTAAATAATATCTAGTTGACTTTAAACTATACACTACATATAATAATATTTATTAAAAAAGGGTATATATAAAGAGTTTGGTAAAAAATCAATAGGCTCTACGAGCCCTAGAAACCCTACATAGACTATACATAAAATGGCTATACGAGCTCAGTATAGCCAGTGTATAGTTGGTTTGACTATTCATTAAATTAAATTATCATTGCTTCATATTCTGTTAAAACAAATCTAGGGCTCATTTTAGATACTAATGTCCACCGGCTTTTTCTAGCTAATATATTGGTAACGTCTTGCTTTTCAAGTCCCATAAAATCTTGCAAATACTTACGCTTATGCCTTGATCCTGTATCACGATAAAATACTAGATAATTTAACTCTTCTAAAATCTGCCTAGACTTAGCATAAGCAAACATCATATGAGAGCATATGATAGATGATATATTATAATGCCTTCCATTTTGAATAACATCATCGATAATCTTTTGAACTGCTTTACTTAGATTATATGTTTTTGTTTTTTTTCCTTCTTGTATTGATACTTCGCCCAATGTGTTATAATCATCAAAAATACATAAACTGTCCCGCAGTTCTTCTAGTTTTAATGGATTCGTTATTAATGTATCATCTAAAACCATAACTTGTAGGTTTTTTAATCTACCGTATAATTTAGTGTTCTGATCTGTTGTGGCGGTTTGGCTAAATATATATATATTTCTGTCTGGGTGTAACTCGTTATACATTTCTGCGATACTCACAGATAAATAAGTTTTTCCGCTTCCTCTTGGTCCGTTTAAATAATATACGTTTGAATCAAATTTAGGATTCGGGATAGGTATAAAATTACCGTCTTCTAATGATGCCGTTTTATGTCCGCTGTCATCATCTGGATTAATATATAATATTTCCCCGTCATTATCATAACTTTTAGTAACGCTTGCTATAGGTATAGATCCTGGCGTCTTCTCAAAACTTAGCATTATATATATAAATTAGATTTTAATTTATGTATATTTTTTACTAACTCGCACATAGAAAATACCTTTTTATATGTTTTTCTGTGTTATTTTTACTAACTTATTATTCGCCTTGACGTGGTGGAATCGGGGGGGCTTCTCTTGGGACTTCTTCTGGGCGTATTGCTGTGCCATAACTCGGGGGTACAGATGAGGATGCGGCCGATCCTTCCTCCTCCAAAAGTTCAACTAGTGCTGCGGTTGGTAATTCTGCTAATAATTTAGCAGTCTCAGATACTTCAGGATCTACCGGCATTTCTAGCGGTGCTCCATATATTAGAATGTTTGCTTGGCTTAATAAATCTAATGTTGGCTCAGTTAACTGCCTTAAATTTGCTCGTTTGAGCAATATTGATAATATATAAATCTCATCACTGCCCGACGATTCAACCTGTTCCACCATTTTTAATTTAACTTCTCGTTCTGCTATCATTCTATCTCGATCTCCTATCCATGCTAGCCTTTTATTCACTACATATTGACGAGAACTTTTTGTATATACCAATGCGTATTCGGCGGTTTCTAGTGCTACTCTATCATTGCGTATTTTTCCTTGTAATGACCTTTTATCAGATAATAGTTTTGTATTCTCTGGATCAGCTGATAGGTCTTTTTCAACAAATTTAAGTTTCTCTTCTAACTTACCTAATTTATTACGCACTTCTTTGACTTCTTGTTTCTCGTCAGTTAATGAATCTTCAAAATTTTGAAGGCTTGTATCTGACATATTGATCTCTCTGTTTTTACTTGTAATACGAAAGTCAAGTGATTTTATATCGGACATTACACTATCTGTTTTTTCTACGATATCGTCATAAATTTGTTTAAGATGTGTATTTTTAGAACCTAAAATAGCATTTAATATATTATGTATAGATTCCGGATCGGGCTTCGTATCATTTACTATTTTAACGAAATCGGCGTCATCTACATTATATTTAAATCGTTCAGCTTCAAGATGTTCTTGAAACCGTTCATTAGTATCTGCTTCTTCTTCTAATAATCCATAATATATTAAACTTCCTCTAGGATCTTCTATAACCTTATCTTGGTATAATTCCTCGGTTATCTGCGATATCGAGGTTGATAATGCGTTAATCTCCCTTACTGTTTTTTGCCATTCTGCGTATTTACTCGCTTTATTTAAAGATTTTAAGCGAGCATTAATTGCTTTATTATACTGGTCGGCATTGTTTTTTAACTGTTTTTTAAAATTTTCAACTTTAAAGTTTTCAAATTCTTCTCGACGTATAGCCTTAAAATATGGATCATAAACTAAATAATCAAGTTCAGCTTGCTCCAGTAGTCCTAATTTCTGTTTATAAAAGATATCGGAATATTCCATATATATATATTATAATTATATAAAAATTATAATGTATAAATATTAAAAAATTAGGCATAAAATTCTGCTAGAGCAGGGTATTTCTTACCGATTTCTTCAGGGATACCGGACAACTTATAAGACGCCGTCTGAGTCTCGCCAAAGGATTTCATTAATGCTTGCGCACGTCCGAAATCTCCCTCTTTATGAGCCTCATCAATGGCTTGCATTCTTAGGGAGGCTTCCTTATTCATTAGGGTTTGTTGCTTTTTTAGTCTTTTTTTGTAATCACCGAATTTAAAGTCTGCCGCCTCTTTATTCCTCTGAGTTTTAGTCATTTCAGAATCTGCCCACGCCTGAAGATAGGGATCAATTATATTTGCTTGTTTAGCAAAGGCTAACTGTCGCACACGACTATCATAATTTGACGTAGCATTTTTACCTTTTTTACCACCTAATAGAGCACCGCCTAAAAGAGCACCTCCCCTACCGCCTCGCTTTCTTTTCCAAGCCGCCGCCGCCTGTTTCATCGTTGCTCCTTTCTTCATCTGAGCACCTACAAACTTATTATAGGCTGAAGGCTTTCTTTTAGCACGCCTACGACCACCAACCGGGCCGCCTCCTACCTTAAAAGGTAGCATACCGCCTACATTTTGGGGCATGCCCTCTTGTACGCCCTGCGATACTGCGTACATAAGTTCTTGTCCGTCTTCTGGGCTTACTAGTCCCGATCCTAAAACCTTACCGACGACCGCCGGTACGATTGCGCCAATTAATGCTGCCATAAGTGCCATGATTATATATATTACTATATATATTAATTTAAAATTAAGTAAAAGCTTTAAAATATTTAATTGCTTTTAAATATTTAAAAACAATTAAATAGTTTTAAAAGCTTTAAAAAATCCAAAATCAAATTTTCTGAATTTTCCAAAAATGAAAATCGATCTAGAATTTTTACTCAAATTTGAAATTGAATTTGAGCGATTTTTCATTTTTGGAAAATTCAGAAATTCCAAAAATGAATTTTCCAAAAATCAACTTTTTCAACTTTTGAATTTTTCGATTTTGGCAATTTTCAAAAGTTTGTCAAAATTGGTATAACGTCATATAACTATATAGTTATATGACGTTATACCAATTTTGACAAAC